ATGCGTTTTGGTTTTGAAGTAACCATGTACGTCTGCAATAAATAATAAGAATAATTGGAGGGACTACAATCCTTCTCCTGTTGTAGTTTAAAACCCTCCACTTTATATTACATTTATATGACAGTTTTATGACAATAAGTATAATAGAATCAATAACATAAGAGAACTAAAGGTACAAAATATGAGTAATAATTCTAGAACAAACAGAGCTTTTGCTAAGCGCATTGTAATGGAGGATAAACAGAATCCAGAGAAACTAAAGAAAATCGTTGAGAAACTCTACGAAGACGCACTGGCAGGCGATAAGAAGGCTATAGATATCATTGCTGAGCGCATGGATGGTAAGCCGGTAGCAGAGGTACATAATGAGGGAGAGACAACAGTAAAAGTAATAACAGGGATAGATAGCGAATAGTCCTGAGAGCTCATATAAGAGCTGTGGTGAGACTTTCTCATGTTCTGATAGGGTAACATCTCGGAAACTGTTAGAGAGGCTTAGAATAAGTATAAGTAAAACTTATCAACATATCTTTAGGGCGCCAGTACCATTATATCACAACCCAGCATTAATGTCAAGTAAAATAAATAAATAAATGTCTTGACAAAGCATAGATAAATATGATATACTAGTAGTAGCGTGCTCCGGATACGGATGCGGAAAATGAAGACGAGTCTTTAGTATAACATATAATGCAACTTATGTCAAGTAATAAATATAAATAAATAGTTTGACAAACAGGAGAGAATATGATACAAGCAATAAAATGGGTAAGTTCTTTACTTATCATCATAAGTATGATACTAACAGCAACCGGTGATTATCATCCTTACAATCTTTACATAGCAGTTCCAGCAACAATAGGATGGGTGATTGTATCTTTCGCATGGAGAGATAAGTCATTGATTCTAATGAATATAATAGCATTAACAATCTATCTCTTAGGGATAGCCAAACACTTAACAGGATAAACATGACAGAAGAACAGTTAAAGGCGTTACTCGATAACTATATCGATGATAGCTACAATGCATACCAAGACGTAGGCGCTGATGTAGAGAAAGCGGTAGGGTATTACTTAGGTAAGCCTTATGGCAATGAGGTAAGAGGTAAGTCTTCAGTAACTACTCGTGAAGTAGCAGAGGCTGTAGATGGCGCCCTACCACAGCTCTTAAAGATATTCACTCAATCAGTAGATGTAGTAGAGTTCACACCGCAGAATGATGGTGATGCTACAGTAGCTGAGAATGTAACAGCTTATGTCAATCATATATATGAGAAGGATAATGCAGGCGCTATCCTAATGCATAACTGGTTCTGGGATGCTCTAGTCAATAAGGTAGGTATAGTCAAAGCTTACTGGGATGTAAGAGAAGATGCTAACGAAGAGTCATACTTTAACCTATCACAAGATGAGCTTGCTATGCTTATGCAAGAGCCAAGTGTTGAGATAGTAGAGAAGGAAGAGATAGAAGGTGAGGCTGTACCAGTAGGTCAAGACCAGATGACTGGTGAACCTCTAATGCAGAATAGACCAAGTACCTTTAATGTAAAGCTCAAGAAGACAGTAGATGCAAGCAGAGTCAAGATAGAGAATGTAAGCACTACAGAGTTCATGATAGACAGACACGCTGATTGTATAGACGATGCTAGATTCGTTGCACAAAGAAAGATGCTGACTAGAAGTGACTTAGTATCTATGGGATATGACAAAGAGATAGTAGCACAGTTGTCTACTGATGACGAAGTAGGTCTAGGTGTAGATGGACTAGAGTATAATCCTATTAACGCTGATGTTAACAACACTGACCCAAGTCAAGACCTTATAGCTTATTACGAGTGTTATATAGATATAGGTGATGCAGATGGCATGGCTAAGAAACATCGCATATGCTATGCAAGTAAACAGATACTAAGTGATGAAGAGATAGACTATGTTCCATTCTATATGTCCATTCCCAATACCTCATACATTCTATGGTCAGAGTATGGCTGATAGAACTATGGAGCTACAGTTTATAAAGTCAACCATTACTAGACAGATGCTAGATAACCTCTACCTAACGAATAACAGTAGAGTAGGCGCAGTGGAAGGACAAGTAAACTTAGATGACTTACTAAACAGTACAGCCGGTGGTATCATTAGAATGAAGAACCCTAATGCTATTGTACCTATGCAAGTGCAGAGTAGTGCAGGACAATCATTCCCTATGCTTGAGTACTTAGATGGTGTTCAAGCTAAGAGAACAGGTGTATCAGACATGAATCAAGGCTTAGATGCTAATGTCTTACAGAATGTATCAGCAACAGCTGTAGCTACTATGACAGCTCAATCACAAGGTAAACTAGAGTTAATAGCTCGTATCTTTGCAGATACAGGTGTTAAGGCTTTAATGAAAGGCATCTTACATTTAGTATGTAAATACCAAGACCAGCCTCGTGCTATGGCAATAAATGGTAAGCCTCTTAACATAGACCCAAGAGAATGGGATAACCAATACAATGTATCTATCAATGTAGGCTTAGGTAATGGTACAGGTGATGAGAAGATTGCTATGCTACAAATGATACTCGCTAAACAAGAGCAGGTTCTAATGCAGTATGGTCTAGCTAATCCATTAGTAGACTTGAAACAGTACAGACAGACTCTCGCTAAGTTCATTAACGCATCAGGTTACAGAGACGATGCACAGTTCATTAAAGAGATTGACGATGCTGGTATGGCTCAAGTCATGGAAGCAGATGCACAACGAGACAAGACTCCACCAGAAGTAAAAGCATCACAAGAGATTGCTAAGGCAGAGATAGCTAAGGCACAAATGAAACAGCAAACAGATGCACAATCTAATCAATTAAAGATGCAAGAATTGCAATTTAAAGTGCAGATGGAACAACAAGAACTTGCACTACAAGCAAAAGAGCAAGAGCTAGATGCATCTAAAGAACTACTCAAGATACAACAAGAAAGAGCTAAGTTAGAGGCTGATGTTGCACTGCATACTGCTGAGCTACAACTAAAAGAGAAAGCACAAAATGACAAGATAGACTCTGAGCAAATGAAGAATATGGTTAACGCTGTAGATAAGATTGCGAAGATAAATGGCTAGTTTATTTGATGACTTACAAAAAAGGAAACAGGTTAGAGAGCAATATTTAGCTGATAACCCTAGTCCTTATCGCTTACAACAGCCTATAGACCATTCTCCAGAAGCTAACAGGCAAAAGTTAGCTAATATCACTGGTGCTTTTGGTGGTTTATACACAGGACTTGTAGGCATTGGTGGAGATATAGAGGCTTTAGTAAGGGCTGAACTACAAAGCTCAGGCGCATTAGAAGAGATTGGTTACTTTATAGCAAACAAACTTCCACTGCCTGACCATTTAAAAGCACAGATAGCGCAAGCAGAGGCAATGGCTAGACAGTCCGGTAAGCGTTCATTTACAGAAGAGTTAGGCAGAATATTTGATGAGTCAGATACAACTATACATAACTCTATGGATGCAAGAGAAGACCTAACTAACTTCTTTAACGATGATGGTTTAGGTAACTCAGTGCTTAAAAACACACCTATCGGTAACAATGGTATAGGGAACTTATTAAACGAAGCAGATGAAGGTGCTTGGTTAACAGGTGAAATACTTGCGCCACTACCCATACCAAAAGTACCTAAGTTTCTTAAAAACCAAGCTGAAGACTTTATCAACACAGGTAACAATATTGGAGATAAGGTTGTTGACAATGTAGTCAAAACAACTAAGTCTGTAAAGGGCGCAGGTAAAAGCATATACCAAACATTAGAAGAGGGTATGTCTCCTGAGCTAGCAACTCCTGATGGACAAACAATTAAAGTTGGTGATGTAGAGTTTGAGAACCAACCATTAAAGTCAGCAGAGTACTTTGATGAGAATGGCATGAACGAAGTCACTGGAAACAGAGCTGTAGATAGTAAACATTTAGAAGACTATAACAGAGGTCTTGAAGAAGCAATAGAGACAGAAAAAATGGGAATAGCTGACGAGTTATCTCCAGAAGAGCTAGAAAGGGTTAAAAACAAATTCGTAGAAGATTTCTATGCTAAAAACCCTGATTTAATAGAAGAAGGCATTATTAGGGTAGACCAAGATGGTAGAACTGTATTAAGAAAAGCAGATAACTTACAGGCTAAAGAATTAAAAGATGAGCCATTGTTCTCAGGCGCAGGCACTAAAGGCTCTACAGACACTGAAGAACTTTTTGGAGCTGATGGAACAGGTAGAACTCCTGTGTTAAATGACACAGATATAAGCATGAGAACCTTTAGTGTTAACGAACTTATTGAAGGAAGCTCTTTAGAGAGGCTTGTAGGTAAAGAAATTACAGACCTTATTGAGGTAAGAATGGCTTACCCTCAGATATTAGCCAAAGAGGCAAAAACAGGTAAGCAAATGACTACCTCAGAGATTGTAGACGAAATCAATGGAATAGTCACAAGAAATGGCAATAGAATACAGACTGCTGATGCATCATTTTCTTCAGGAATATCTTTTGGAGGAATTAAGGCTGGAAAAGAGATAGATGATGCTAATTTCTATAAATCTGCATTAGGGTGGATAGAAGAAACAGGTGGGGTTGCCTCTAATGCTAGAGTAATGAAAGAAATTGGCAAGATGATTGAGTCTGGAATATTTGTTAAACCTAAAGACCCAAAGAACGTTAAAAATAGATTTGATGCTCCATATACAGAAGTAGATACAAAAGGTAAATTTGATAGATTACCACCACTTTTAAAGCAAAAAATGTACAATGAGGCTGAAAGAATAGCTACTTTAGAAGAAATTAACCAGTGGGCAATCAAAAACAGAAAACAGCTAGTAAAATATGATGCAACAAACATAGAGCCTTTAATGGTAAGTAGGGCTTTAAAGTATGATGGACAATTACTAGCAGACTGGGTTAGTGATATAGACAGAAAAGCAACTACTAGCACAAAAACTTACGATACACAAATTAGAGAGTTGGCTTTAGGTATTAACCCAAACACAGGTAAGAAGTTTTCTAGCTTTAAAA